ATAAACCCTCTTTATCCAATACCTCTGCCGTAGCATGCTGTAGAACAGGGCCATTAGCGTCTCGCTTTACAGTAAGAACATCTCCTACAGACACTATGTTTTGGCTATCTCCCTCGAGTCTAAACCAAAAACTTTCTAAATCAGGTTTAAAAGGAGTAGGACCTTCATCAGTAGCGGCTCCAGTTTGTTGGAAAACTAAACTACTCCATATAGTTTCATAATTACCCTGGCTTGGCTTTACCACAAACTTATAGTACTTCGCCCAATAAGGAGCAACATTTTGTAGGTTTACCTTTATTTTGTTTTTTAATACCGATGTGCTGGAAGGAAAAAATACATTGTTGTTTGGACTGGTAAGAACGGTAGAAGATCTGGCATACTCATCCATATATACCACCCCCACCTCGTAGTCTCTGTAGCTGTGTAAACTTCCGCGCTCTGCAGTCGTTTGAACAACACCCCCTGTTGCTGCTAAATTAAAAGCAAAGTATTCATACTGAATAGTTTCAGGGGTAGAGTTAAAATAGTATGTAGCCGCAGGAGCTGTAAGAGTAAAGGAAGACACTCCTACGTTTAAAGTAAAGCTCTGTTGTGTACACACAGGTGCTGTAGGGGGGAACGGAGACATACCCGCCACAGTACATGCGCTTGTAACAGCGGTATCGACGAGTAATAAATAATTGCTTGTAGTAGCGTTCTGCCATGCGTATGGCAAAGCTGTATTAAACAAGTCTGTTAAAGTACCCCCATTTCCTGCAGGGTTTTCCGTTGGAGGATAGGATGGTGGTGTAGGAGTAGTATAAGGGATAAGCTGCTGGAAGCTATTATCCGCCCCCACAGCCGAAGCAAACTCTTGCGAGGTAAGCATCTCATTCACCGTACTATATTGTACCGGAGCAATGAAGTTTAATGTTATAGTAAAATCAGGAACCACCACAGAGGCTGGTTGAGCATCGGCTCCGCTTCGCGTACTCTGAACGTTTTGCATAGCCAAGAAGAAACGGAAATACGTTCCTGGTAGAATCGGCGTAGTAATGGAAGAGAGATCAAACCCTGCTGTAGCATATGCAACTACTGTCGATGGAGCTGCTGGGTCTATACTGTATGTCCCATTAGAGCCTGTGGCAGGAGGTAATGGGGTTACATCTATGCTCTCCGTGCTGGGAGATAGTTGGTACTGCATCTGTATAGAGTCCCCACCCTCTCTGTTGACCACATCATATTGGTCGATATAGTTTCCATACATCAATCTATTGCCCTGAATCGTTTGAGCTTTAGCTCTTCGTGGGACATTATCGTACAACCTAAGAAGCTCATCCGATCCTAATAGTGTAAGAATTTTACTGTTGCTAAACTCTTCCTGCTCAAAAGAGTCATTAGGTAAACCCAGCTCAGCTTTATTATAGTTCTTAATAATAAAAATATTGTTACTGGTGGTATCTTTATATAAGAGCTGTATCTCTTTTACCCTTTCAGATCCTGTAGAGAACCAAACGTTAGCAGCATTAAACCTATTTATCATGCCGACGTTTTTAAACGTCTCTTGGCTAAAAGCAAAGTCTTTAGGCTCAAAGGCTGGGTTAGTAAACAAAGAGGTAGCGCTGTACCCTCCATCTAAATATCTATAGCGGTACGCAAAGCGTAAGAACCGCATCTCCATATAGTCTCCCTGACCGGTATTCACAAGTTCTACGTGTGGAGCTCTAAGAGGTTGAGTACCCGTAGTAGGGTTTACATCCTCAAACCCAGGGGGCTTAACAATAACACTGATGTCCTCCTCTTCAATACCGTCAGTTAGACCTGTTGGTACAGGGTAGTTTCTGGTTACGTTAATATATCTCGGAGGGTTAAGGTCATCGGTAAAGAATAAGAGATTCTCAATTTTATTTACCGCGTTGATAAGGTATGTCGGATTAAAGTTAAGGACCTCTGTACTGACAACATGATACAATAACGTGTTGGTGTTAGTGTTATATGATAGTATCATATCTACCTCCACTTGCCCTGTTGCAGGGTCACCTGGATCGTAAACAAACCAATATATAGTTTCCGCCATACCATCTTCAAAAGCGCCTATACACCGCGCGTTAGCCGATAGAGGATTTCCGTTGTACTCAATATTTGGGGTAAGGTTGGTGTTACCCTTAGAGTTTTCTACCGCCCCGATCTCTGTCGTTTCAGTGGAACCCAAGCGTACATTTAATGCATCTACATATTCGCCTACAGGAACTAAGCGTTCGTCGACGCTTTTGTTCATCTTACCAGCAATAAAGTTAGTTTGTATCAGCATATTACTTTATCCATTTAGCCTGTCCCCTCATATTCATAAGGAGTCTACCAGGGTGCATGTTACTTAATCTAAGTTTAGCATTACGAAGTAAAGACGATTTGTCTTTCCGCGCTCTATTAATAATGTACTCCTGCGCCGACAGTCTATTGTTTAAAATAGAATACTTAATGGCTGCATAGATATAATCTTCAAATAATTTATTCACACTTACCTTAGAGTCTTTCCCCTTCTCCATCCCATCAGAGATATATTCTAATACCACTGATTCCGCGGCCATGCCTGAGCTAAAGTTTATTACTCCCGCTCTTTTATTAATATTAAAAGTAGGGTTGCTATTAGCCGTCTCAGTATTTAAACCAAACCTTGCTCCTATCTGATAATCAAAATACCAAGCACCCTCATATAGATAACCCATAGCCCCATTGTATGGACTGCCTGCGTTTAAGTATATGCTTTTTTTCTGCCCTGTAATTCTATCTAAGTCTAACTGAGAGTCATTGGGTTTAAGAACGTCTCCATACGCATCGAATAAAACCCTGTACTCATTGTCTTGAAGGTAAGCTCCACTCCAATTGGTTTGGATATTTTCCGTGAGAGGCATAAGGACGCCGTTCTTGTACAAAGAAATCCTTACCCAGTTGACATAGTCAGGAGGTAAAACAAAACGCAACTGATCGTTTACTTGTAGCTGAAGGATTTTTATTTCCTTCATAGCGTCATAGTTTAATTCCTGTATAGCTCTCTTAGCAAAGAATAGAACTTGATACCTACTGATATTATTTATAAGCTCATTGTTTCCCTGATACATCAACATAAAGTTGTTGACAATATCGTCTAATGTGACATATTGATACGACCCCCAGTTCTCATCTTGTGGAGAGACTTGGTTGTTTTCGTAGTATTCGTAATCTGTTATATACGCCATAATCTTTAGCTTGTTTCTTGAGTATCTACCTGTTCTTCAGTTTGACCAAACTGTACTACTTCCGCTTCCCTTATCTCTATACCCACATACTGGCATATCTTCGCCACTAAAGCAGGCTCGTCAGAAGACGGTAATTCAAAATCTTGGAAGTCACTCTGTGATTGATCGAATAGAGGTTCTCCACCTACCAATGAAGCGAAAGTCCAATTAGGATTACGAGGGTAGCGGATGTACTGGGCCTTAACATCGCACGGCCCCATTCCATCTCCTATAGTAAAAGGATCATTAAGACCATCCCATATGGTAGGGTATACAGATATTAAATTCCCATCCAAAACATAGCATGGGTACTGTGGTGTAGGGTAAGTGAGGTTGCTGCTGGTAAGATTGAATATCTTCCTTTGGCTTACCCTCTCTACCTCTACAATATTATTAGCGTCATATATAGCATACGTCTCTCCTCCCGCACCACCACCTGCAGGGTCTACAAATAAAGAAGCAGAGCACACTATACTCGATCCAGCGGGCGACGCTGTATTAGAAATGTTTTGCACCCACCCCTGCAATCCAGGAGCCCCTGTAGCGGGATATGGAGCAGCGCCTGTAGCGCTTGTGTTTATCACGATATCTCCTGGCTGTACACCTGTAGTAAAGAAATCTCGAGAGCTGTCTATAAGGAGGGTGGAGCCGAGAATAGAATTGGAAGTGGTTCCACTTACTCTACGCTTAGGATATCTATAAAGTTTATTTATCAGATAGTAATCGTCTGGTAATGAATACACTGCAGACCCTGATAAACCAGAGGGTACATTAGGTACGGCTACAGGGTTTAGCTGAGCTAAGAACGCATGCACAGAGAAGGAGTCTATAACCTCTTCTATATTTTTTATTATATCTGCATAACCTGTACCCGAAGATCTTGCGTTCTCTCTATTTATCCAGTTGTTGTACTGATAAAAGTAATCCTCAAACATATCCATCTGCGCCTGTTTAGCGTAGAGGTTGAAATCTTGGGGTGAGATATACCCGTAGTTGTTTTTGTTAGCTATAGCCAACACCGTATTTCGCACCGCATTTATTGAAGCTGGCATAGTGTAAAATTATTTTTACAAAGATAGCACAAAAAAAAAGGGCCCCATTTTTTGGAACCCTTTCTAATATTGTTTAAATATGTTTACGCCAAAGTATACGCTGTAATAGGT